CCATCTACGATGGGACCGTTCTTCGCATTGTAATACTTTGCTTTCGCCTCGTGCATTTTCTTCTGGCGATAGCGAACGTCCATGCTGCTATCTTCCATGGACTGGCGCATGTTATGACCGACGTATGCACCACCTGCTGCACCTGCCGCCGCACCGTATGGTCCCGCAACCAACCCACCGGCCATTGCACCCAAAATCCCCATCGCAACTTCGGGATTTTGCCCCCAAAACTTGGCGAGTGCGCTTGTCACATTGGAAATTGCCGATACGAGTCCAGTGATCGCGCCTGCGTTAGCGGAGATATTCGCAGCCATTTGCGCGTTCAGGATCATCTTCATAGTATCAAGCTGATCGTTCGCCTGACCCGCGTTACGGATAATGCCGTCTTCAAGTACGATCCCTAGATCGCGAGCAGCCCTCGCTTGGAGTTCCAGACCTTCGGAACCAGCAGCAAGTGTCTGGGTCAATGTTCCTGCCTTCTTACCAAACAGGTCCATCGTTGCGGCCATCTGCTTGGTCGGATTATCCATCTTCTTGATGCCGTCAGCAGCTTGCTTGACTGCCGTGTCAACATCGAGCGCAGTGACGCCATATTCCTTTAGCTTCTTCTGAGCAGCTTCATTGCCGTTTGCAGCGTCACCAACGGTCTTCGCGTACTTTTCCAAACCAGCGCGAGCAGTATCAACATCCGATCCCTGCAACTGTGCAGCGTAACCAAACTCCTGAATGAACCTCAGTGAAGCGCCGGTTCGATCTGCCATGTCGGCAATTGCATCGGTGTAGTCGAGCGCGCTTTGTGTAAGCCCCGCGAGCATGTCCACGCCAACGGCAGCAGCCAATCCCTTTATTGCAAAGGTGGCTTTATCCATCGACCCCTTGATGATGTTCGATGTTTTGCTAGTCTCATTAGCAGCTTGCTTCATTCCACTTATGAATGATGCGCTGTTAAGTGAGAGGCTTGCGTATAGACTGCCGAATTGTGCCATAAAAATACTCCGTGGGGCTTACGGAGTATTTATGATTAGACTTGCTTCTTCCTGTTCTGGCGCTCTGTGTAAGCTGCAAAGAACCCCTTGATTTTGGTATGCAGATTGCCTTCTGGTTGCTTCTCTACCTTCTCTTCTTCGGGCCAACGCTGGTAGAATGTTGGTAGTGGCGTTCCCGGTTTGCTGTTGGCTTGATAGAACAAGCTCAACATATAGGCCGAGCGTTGATCTTCAACATGACAGCCCCAAGGTTCTAACTGGTAGAATGCACACCATGTAGCGAACTCGGAGACTGGCATTGCAGCAATCTCGCCAAGTGTCTTTCCCAGAGCCATTGCCAATCGACACATGAAAATCTGCTCCGGGTTATCCATCAGCCTTTTTTTTCGGCCTCAACCTCCTTCACAATGTCACCTGCTGAATAGGACAGTGACATAACGTGCAGATAGATGTGCTGAATCTGTGTGTATGGCAGTTTCCTCAATTCAGGAATGTCATCTACGGTGAACATAAGCTCGCCATTCTCGTCAACGATAGTGAAGACAATGCCTACCATTGCCTCATCTAACTCCTGAACAGCGGGATATTTTTCGGGATCAGCCTTGTGGTTTGCCACTGCCTTCGCATTCTCTTGAAGAAGCGAGGTGAAAGCTACGCGACGTTCCACATTGAACGCTTCCAGTCGAACTGTTGCATCCCACTCAGGAATGAACAGATCGACGGAACGTGGCTTCTGCGAAAGCAAGAACGACTTAGAAGCCAACTGAGCCATTAGGCACCTGCTGCAACAGTTACGTTGCCAGAGATTTCGATAGTAGCCGAGCCAGTAACAGCCGTTTCAACGCCACCGTTCAGCGACTTGCTCAGAACGAAGCCTGAGAACTCGAAAGTGGTGCTTGCGGTATCGTTTAGAACAAGTTCAAACTCGGTGAGAGCGCGAGAAGCCTTAGCAGCTTCAAGAGCAACCTGACCGGCATCGCTTGGAATTACGTTGAAGTTGATCGTTACCTGACCGAAGTCCTGTAGGCCCATCAACTTTTCTTTGGCAACGCTGTCGAGATTGGTAGTGTCAATCACCGATGCAGAACCGCTGAACGCGGAGAAGTCGGTAATCTGTGCGATTGCAGTGAAAGTAGCGCCGACTTTGATTGAAAGGACGGTGCCCTGAGTTTCGATGGCAGTTGACATTGTTATTATAGCCTCCAAATAGTAGGTAGCTCGCCACTCAGGGCTTGCTTCCGACTATTTATTGGTGGGAGGCTTGTTCGATTGTTCAGGCAGTAGTGAAGCGGGCTGTCACTTCTACAATCATACGGAACAACTTCGGATCGCCAGACAAGTCCGAAGCATCATGTTCATTGTCGATACCAATGTAGTTGATTGGTACTGCACTATGCTGAGCCAGTCCGGTTACAATCGTTTCAGCTAGTGTTTGCGCTGCCTTCAACGTGGTTGTGTAGATGTCGATGCGATATGAAGCTGCGACCAGTCCGATTAGTCCGTCAATGGCTGCGCCTCGCTGGGTGCTGGTGCGCTGATAGACAATGTAGGGTGCAACAGCAGTGTCAGGAGCAAGAACAGGATAGACTTTCGTTGATCCGGTTAATCCGCTTAATGCTGAGTAGAATGCGCTATCCATGTTCAGCGCCTCCCGTACTTACGTGCGAGGCGTTCCATCGCAGTGCTAAGCTGTGTCTTGATCTTTTCCAGCATTAGAACACTGGCATTGTCGAATGTCGGCTTAGCAAATGGCCTTGCTTTCATCTTCGACGTTCCATATTCTAGAAAGCGCGCCCAGAACGCTGCACCAAATGTCACCAAAGCCACGACATTGTGCGCATTCTTTGGTCGGGCCATTCGTACTTTGATGTTGTCGCGCAAGTGGCCGTAATCGACTGTTACGCTTTCACCGCTCTTTGTGCGGTAGCTTCGCGAGGTATCTTCGTCACCAACCGGAGCAGCTATCTTCAATTCATCGGCAAGGGTCTTCGCACCAGCGCGAGCGGCTGACTTACCTGCTTTAGTAGCAAGCTCCGGGCCTAGCTGTTCCAAACCTCTTTTGAGTTCGTCCCATCCCTTCAATTCAAATGTTACTTTGTCAGCCATTATGTTCTCTTTCTCGGCTTATGCAGTCATGCTACGGACCATGAGGAACAAGCCGTGGCCGTCCTCATATTCCTCCAGTCCAGTGATGGCGTAGGTTTTGCCTTTGTGCTGGACTGTCATGCTTGTGGTGATGTCGTCGCGGTAGCGAATGAGGAACTTAGCCTCTGCCTGTGCTACTTGAGCAGCGGCGCGAGTGATGTCCTTCACGGTAAGTTGCCACTTAGCTGCCCAAACGGTAGCGACAGTGACCGGCGTGCCTTCGACCACTTCGCCAATGTCGTTCGTGGTGCTGCTGCTCGTGAGGATCGTAACGCGGTGCTTTAGGTCGCCTGCTTTCATAGGCCACCGACGCGATATGGATTGAGTAGATTCTGGAACGTGACTGCTGCGGTGTCCTGGCCTTCACGACCGGCATAGGCAGAGCCGACATGGACAGCGATCGCTTGTCTAATGGGCTGTGGGATAGCAGCTGGATCGGTATAGCCCGCCTCACAGGTGACGATGAGCGTGCGACAGCCCCGCATTCCCCCTGCGAGCGTCAGCACAGCCCCGCTGTCCCGCAATAGCACCCAATAGCTGTCAGGGATCGGCAGGGCTTCTTTGACGCCCTCTGTGTCCATCAGCTCGACATCGCTAATAGCGATGACGGGCGCGGTGGGGATTACATAACGTTTGTTGCCCTCATCGAACGCATATTCAGCGGTTTCGGGAACGATGGTGCGGCCAGTATAGGCTTCTGCTGCGCTCTGAGCGGCAGCAATCAATCCTTCAACAAGAGTGTCGTCCTCGTCATTGTCGATCCGGCACCATTGCTTCGCCTCTTCAACCGAAATGGCGAGATAATCAGGGTCGCGTTCTATTGTTGTTTTCATCGGCATCCTCCCCGATATTTATGAGACAAGAAAGCCCGGCCATTGCTGACCGGGCTTCCTTGTTCTGTATCGCTGGCTTACGAAGCTGCGATCTTGAGCAGCTTGATAGCGTCCGTGTTAGTTGGAGTACCGCCAACGCGCGCAGTGACGTAGAACATCACATATGGCTTGTTGGTGTATGGATCGCGGACAAGAGTGATGCTCTTGCGGTCTGCGATTGTGTAACCAGCCTTGAAATCACCGAAGGCGATTGGGAAAGCGTTAGCAGCGATGACTGGCATATTTTCGTCATTGTAAACGTCGTAGCCAAGCAGGGTGCCACGCTGGCCGTTCAGACCCGGTGCCCACAAATAGTTGCCGGTGGTGTCCTTCAGCTTGCGCACTTCTGCCTCAGTAGCCGACGCCATCAGGAACTTAGCGTTCTGACGATGACCAGCCTTCAGACCGTAAACGAGGTCGAAAAGCTTGTCTGGGTTGGTGAAGGTTGAAGCTGCGCCACTAACTACAGTCCCGTAACCGTTGCCGGTTGCGAGCAGACCCTTAGGCTTGTCGGTGCCATCGCCGGTGATGAAAGCTGCGCCTTCTGCGACTGCGAATGCGTCGGCCACCTTAGAAGCAAGCCAAGCCTCGATGTTGATCGCGCTGTCATCGAGCATCTGCTGGGAAGCCGCGACATTGGCATAGATCTCGCCGTGCGGGATGGCTAGTTTGGTGATCTTTGGCGAAGTTGTCTCAGGGCGAGCAGCGGTCTCAGCGACCCAACCCGAAGCAGCGCCAGCACCGCTAAGCAGAACCGAGTAGCTGCCGGTGGTGGTGGTGATAACTTCGGCCAACTGACGCAGTGGCGAGAAATCAATCAGCTTTTCGCGGATTGCCATGTCGATAACGACCGGAACGGTGTGGCCGCCATCGTTGCCGCTGTCGCCGCCGATAGTAGCGGACTTCGCTTCTAGAGCTTCTTCACCGCGACCGGAGCGGAACCAAGTGCCGAACGCGTTCTTGTATTCTGCTTCTGCGGTATCAGCCGAAGTGCCGAGACGGCCCGACTTCTTTGCAAGCGACTTCTGCTCTTCTGCAACTTCTTCAACGACGCCAGTAAGCTTCTGGATTTCAGCTTCGAGCTTGTCCAGCTTGTCGGTTGCAACTGGATCAGTTACGTTAGCTTCAATAGCCTTTAGGCGCTCATCGTTTGCGGACTTGAACTGCTCCCAAACGCCCATTAGTTCTTCATTAGTGGCCATTATTATGGTCCTCCTGTCTGTCTTATGTTTTGTTATGTGACCTATTGACAGGATCGCCCCTGTAGCGGCTCACTCCCACTATTTATAAAGTTGGCTAGTCGGCTTACTTGGCCAACAGCCTCTTAATGCGAAGCTGCAAAGCTGCGTCGTCCTCTTGCTTGCGCTTTTGCTCTGCTATATACTTCTTACTCTCAAACTGGCTGGCGACAGTTTCAGCTTGCTTGCGTGACAAGCCTTGTTCGCGCAGCAGTCGTTCAAGATCGCGGATGCTCATGTCAGCAAGTGAGGACTTGACCTCATTGACCTGTGCCAGTTCGTTTGCAGCAATGGTGACTACGCTGATTTCGAGAAGGTCAACTTCCGATATGGTGCGGCTGTAATCATCTGCGCCGGTAGCCATGGCCCACTTGACCGGATAGAAGCCGATGGACAGTCCCTTGATGGCTCCTGCTTTAAGCGCGGTGTAAGTGTCACGCCCAGCGGTTGTGTCCAAAAGTTCGCCAGTGACCTTCAAGCCGTATTCGTCTTCTTCAATCGAAGTCCAACGACCGATAGGCAGCGCGTCAAAGACATTGTGGTTGAGGCACATGAGCGGGAACGTTCCCGCGCCTTTGTGCTTGTTTAGGGAGTTCGTGAACGCGCCGGGTTCAACAATATCGCCGTGAAAGTCCACATTGTCGAAGACCGAGCCGTAGCCGGTGAAGGCCATGGCAGTTGTGGTCTCACTGCTGACTTCGACAGCCAGCTTACATTCAATGCCAGTGATGGCCTTCTTCTCAATTAACATCGGTTGCCTCGTTGTTATTTTCTGTTGGCAATGGAGTTTCGGTCTGGCCGAAGAGGTTCGCTGCTGGCATTAGTTGGTCTGCCATTGGATCGTCGGAGCGTGGCAAATCCTCTAGTGCGCGGATTTCGTTGGTGGTGAGCCAGCCCTGAGTGCGGCCTGCGTTATAGTAGGCGAGGCGATCAGCATTGCTGCTTTCAAGCAGGGCCTTGCTATCCAGCTTAATGTAGAAGCCCTTTGCCTTGTCCTCTTTGGACAGCAGAGCTTTGTAAGCCGATTGCTCAATTCGTTCATACCATGGCATGAGAGTGTGAGTGAGGTGAGCAAGAAGAAGCTGCTCAACTGAATTGTAGGAAGTTGCGCCATCTGCCATTAACATGACGGGCTGAACACCGAACGCACGGCAGATTTCTTGTATCTGGAACTTGCGGCTTTCGGTCCATTGGGCTTCATTTGCGGTAGAAGCGATAGGCTGGAACTTCATACCGCCGCCAAGTACGGCTGTCTTGTGCGCGTTCTTGGTTCCCGATTGCTGCTCGTTCCACGCTCGCTTTAGTTCTGCGCGCTGATCTGCTGTTAGATTCGCGTCTGTGCTGAGGATGCCGCCGGGACGAGCGCCGTTCTTGTAGAGGTTCGCACCGAACTGTTCGCCAGCTAGCGACAGACCGATTGCCTGCCTTGCTAACTTGGTTGCATTAAGGCCCATCCATCCATTCCAAGACGGGCCTTTGATGTGCCACATATTCTCAGCGGGAACGTCGATGAAATCGATTGTCTTGCGCTTGCCGGTCTGTACGCGATAGCTGAGATTATATTCGCTATCCTGCGTGACTGTTACGCAACCGGGTTCATAGGCATATAGCTCTAGAATCTCGGCAGTGCGATTGTGTCGGTTGAGGAACACAAAGGCGTTGCCAGTCAAGATAAGATGAAAGGCAATCTGTTCTCTTAGTTCATATGAAGTCTGCCAATCATTAGGTTCATGACGCAGCACTTTGAAAAGCGGGTGAGCAGTAGCTTCTAAACCGCGATCATTCTTCTGCTTCTGTAACAGCTTGAATGGGACTTGCGCGATTCCCTGTGCAATAACGCGAACGGCACACAGAACAGCAGTGGCGTCTAGCGCCTCCTCATTCAATGCGTTAAAGTCGCCACTTGTATCTTGATCGGCTGCGATCTCTTGAATGACCTCTTGGAAAGGTCGAGCGGCTTTAGCTTCTGTATCGCCGCCGAAGAAGGAACTGAAAATGTTCATGTTTGATAGTCCTCGTTTTGGATATTTATCCGTCGGAGGACATCGGCACTTTAGACCCAGTCGATAGTTGGTGCGACCAGTTCTGCTTCATTCATCTTCATGCCGTAAGCCATCAACGCAGCAACAATGCCGTCTATCTTCAAGTGGTGCTGCTTGTCTGGCTTGTTAGGGAACAAGTGATTTGCGGAGTTCGCCTTAATGCTGACGTTCCCGGCCATCCAGTTCATGCAGGGATTGTCGGAATGACGGAGTTTGTTATCCGCAACTAACGCCTCAAACTCTAACATGACCGGATTGTAGTTACCTACGTTCTGCGCGAACTTACGAACGTCGATGTTTGGATACTGGTCTTGAATCTCTTGTGCGAGTTGATGCCCTTGCCATGGGTCATAAGCCACGCCCTTGATGTGGAATTGCCCTACTAGCTTTGCGAACTGCTCTTTGATTGAAGAGAAGTCGGTCGCATTGCCGGGTGTCAGCAAGATATGGCCGCTGCTCGACCAGCTACGATAAGCATCTGCGTTCTTGCTGCCCTGAACTGCACCCTCAGGCAGGAAGAAGAAGGGGAAGAAATGAGGCAAATTACCGTCCATGACGCACAGGACGAGCGCGGAAAGGTCAGTCTGTGTGGAAACGTCGATACCTACGAACGCAGGCTTGCCGGTTAAATCGGCCAGCGACTTGTCAGAACGGCATGCCGACCATGCGCGTATGTCCAGCCAACCGCTTGTGCTGTTTTCCCAGACATTGAGATGCTTGGTGAGCAGCGCGGCCTTCTTGGATGGCTGATTTAGCGCGTCCGCAAACTGGTCCTGAAGGTACCGTTCGCTTAGGGCTACGCCGAAATTCGGATTGGCCTTTTTCCAAACCTCAAAGTCCGTCCAGTCGTCGTCCTTGTCGATGGTGAAGATCGCGGCGAACAGGTTTGGCTTTCTGACATTGCCTGCCAGGACGTTTTCGGCATCGACCTGTAGCTGGCGACATGGGCCGGCCACGTTGAAGCCAGCTGTCGTGATCGTGAGAAGCAAGGGCTGCGTTCGCGCGCCCATGCCGGTCTTCATCGTGTCGTATTGTTCGCTGCTATCGTTCTCATGGGCTTCGTCCAAGATCGCGCAGTGAGGGTTGGAACCGTCGCCGGGCTTGCCGATCATCGACCGGACAAAGGAGCCATCACCGGGGCTGAATATCGACTTGGCAAGAACCTCAATGCCGGTTGCTTCGATGAGGTCAGGGGAGCGCAACGCCATTTGACGAGCTGGCTGGAAACAGGCGTCTGCTTGATCCATGCTATTCGCGCCGATCCAGACTTCCGCGCCCGCTTCTCCGTCGAGGAAGGCCATATAAAGGCCGATGCCAGCAGCAAAAGTTGACTTGCCGTTCTTACGTGGGATGAGCAGGAAGCCTTCTGTGACCTTGCGAAGCCCGGTTTCAGGATCGAGAAAGCCGAATATCCCGGCGAGTATCCATACCTGCCACGGCTCTAGCTTGATCGTCTCGCGCTTGCTGGCCCATGTGCCTTTGCTATGCGGCAGTAGCTGGATGAATTTGCAGACACGCTCGACAGCCTTCGGCTTGAACTCCCATTCGTCACCGTCAATGTCGTCTAGGAAAAGTTGGCAGGACTGCCGGATTTGCTCACAGGCAACGATACTGCCAGCGACTACGCCCTCAGCATAGTCAACCGCTATGGTTGTGAACGGACCTTCGCCTTGGAGCCACATCGGTTAGTCACCGAATAGCTTGGCGAACTCGTTCTTGTTAACGGGTTCGGCGACCTTGCCGCGCTGCGCCCTCGATGGAGCGCCGCCGATGCCTAAAAGTTCTCGCTGCTTCCTGAGTTCGACAAGCTGATTGCCCTTTGGCATTTCACCAGCTTTGAAAGTTGCGCGGACAATCGCGGCGAGGCAGCAATAATCTGCGAACAGTGAGCTATCTAGATTGCTGGTGCCGCTCTGCGTGACGCGATCCAGTTCCTCAAACCAGACAGCCTTTGCCTCATCGCTGAGGTAGTCTGGCATCTCTGGCGGTGCAGAATTTGCGGGGATGATGATGTTAGGATCGTCGCGGCACGGACGATAGGAACCGACTGCCTTTTTCTCTTCAATGGATTTCTTCTTGGGTCCACGCTGCATTCAGGTATTTAGCGAAGAGCAAACGCTTACAGGTGAGACGGGGTGCAGATGCAGGGGCAATGGATCGGCAATATCGACGGCGAGTATAAGGGCACGCTGCGGGTGGAGTTGGAAAAGAGAGGGGATCGTATATCCGGCAATGCCTATCTATTTTACGACCAGTCACACCAACTGCCAGGCTTCCGATTTCCGCTGAGCTTTAATGCGGTTGCGCCTTTTGTAACTGAAACGCAAACCATCTACTTGTTTACGGATGGTGGCGTCATGTCTCAGGAGGATCGTAATCGGATTGAAGCTGTTCTTGTACGGCGGTTTGATAAGCTACCTATACCTGCAAAGCTGAACGTCGAGTTTGTAAATGAGGGAGCGGATCTGATCGTTAAGTGGTGGTCCGATGAGTATGAACCGGAAACCCTTACCCTTACTCATTCCGATATTAAAGCAACTTCGGACTTAGTTGCACGACCTGATTTGACAACGTGGGATCAATTTCGACAGTGGGCAGTTAGCCAGCGGCCAAGGAACTATATTTTTCGTGGGCAATCACAGCCTCACAAGCTTGCGACCACATTTCATCGTACATGGCGCAAAGACCTCAACACTTGGATCGTTGACGATGTGAGAATGTTGTTCGGCGTGACCATAGAACGCCTGTCGTTCCCTCTTCAATTGGGCAACATGGAACACAATGCAGCGTTCTGGAATATCTTACAACATCATGGTTATCCGACACCGCTTCTTGATTGGACGCTGTCTCCCTTTGTCGCTGCCTACTTTGCCTTCTGCAACATCAAGCCAAACGATACCCGCGCACCGCGCATCTATATCTTTGATGCGAGCGCATGGAACGAGAAATACGGCAAGCTGGCATTCTTCGCTGACGTAGCGCCGCCACAGTTAATTGTTTTGGAAAGTATGCCAGCGGGAAATCCAAGAGCCGTGCCACAGCAGTCGGTTTCCACGGTATCGAACATAGCGGACATCGAAGCCTTCATCCGGCACAAGGAACAAGAGGATGATCGAACCTACCTGACCATTTGCGATCTTGCTGCTGATGAGGCTCCTAAGATCATGCGGGAGCTAGAGCTTATGGGCATTACATATGGCTCAGTGTTTCCGGGACTGGACGGCGTTTGTCGTGACATGAAGGATCGCCTGTTCACGGAGCAGGTCTGATCACCAAACTGTTTAATCTGCACAGGCAGAAAGAGTGTTGGGGGGTTGTTGCTATAGAGGCCCCTCAGCAGAAAAAGACACGCCCCCTTGAGCCTGCACCCATTCTACCCTCGGCCTTGTTGCAAACTGGCACCCACACTGTTCCGCATTGTCAACCAGATTTCGCAGTCAGTGATAGACGCGATGTGCAGCACGACGCTAAGTAGTGGACCTAGTTGTGCATAAGGAAGGGGTTCACAATGACTAAGTTCCAACGTATCTGTCTTGCTTTGTTTCTCATTGTCGCGCTTGGTCCGCAAGCCGTTCTCAACATCATGTCCATTCAACAGCTTTGGCATCAGAGTGGTTTGGTTTATGAAAGTGAACTGCTCGGCATTAGATTCTAAAGCGCATTCTATTCTCTTCTGCTGTCTTGGCTGAGTGGCATGGGCCGCATAGGCTCTGCGTATTCTCATATACATCTTGGCCGCCATCCGCCCTTGGCTTGATGTGGTCCACCTGCGTTGCTGGTGTAATGTTACCGTGTTCGAGACAGGTGCGGCATAGCGGTTCATCTGTTAGCCGCCTGGCTCTCAGCTTACGCCAGTTGTGGTCATAGACATACTGATCGCCTCTTATGGGCTTAAAGCCCTTGCTACCGTGGCTGAAGTTACGTGGCGTGGTGGGCATAATGGACTGGCGTTCGCTTAGCGCTCCTTATAGACGGCTACTATATAGTTATACGTCTAGGCCGGACTGCGATGCCCATCAAAATAGCTGATACGAATTTCCTTCGCGATGATAGAGCGCTGGCTTATCTCTCTACTTCACGGTCCAATCGCATCGGTCTCACCGATACAGTGCTTGTGGAGATGCACAAAAAGCGGCCGGACGTGACGGTTCCGAACTCCTTGGTTCATTTGTCTAGGTTCCCTAAGCAGGTCATCGTCATCAAGCAGTTTCCTCAGCTGTACCATTTTCCAATCAGATCGACGGCAGATGTCCGGCGCATGATAGATGGTAAGCAGACCGGAGCATTTCCGCGCTTCGTGGCTGAAATACTAAATCACGAGGATCGCGAGGTTGTCGAGCTGGCGCTAAAAAGTGGTCATCACGACGCTCAACTTCGTATGAAAGAGCTAGAACAAGAGACCAAGCTACTACCTGAAGTCTTTAAGCAAATTAACAGTCGATTTAGGTCGAGTGAGTTAGAGCAGTTGCGCCTCCGTGTTCCCTATGGCAGTGACACCCAACGAAAGTTGATTGACTTAGTTTTTGATATGTCGCGAGGCATGTTCAAGTCTGTTCGCATTGATCCTGCATACTATCCACGGGTCAACGCAGAAGTATTCCACTTTCTAGTATTTCGTTACGCTCTTTGTGTCGTGCTGCTCTACACAAGATGGGTTCATCATGGGCAGCAAATGGAGACTAAGATCAGCAAGCTGATCAACGATGTCAATGACGCACATATTGCTTCTATCGCGACATACTTTGGAGGTGTGTTAAGCGATGATGCAAAGTTGTGTGATATACACAGGGAAGCGCGATACCTTCTTCGGGTGGCGCCGTTCAAAGTTTTTGTAGGATAATGGAGTTAGATGACCGACGTTGTAGATTTTCAGAAGGCGATTAGAGACTGGGAGCAGTTCTGCGCGAACGACCCCGATGAATACGTTGAGAAGAATAGTACTGAACACCGTGCCGAGGTGGAACGGCAGAGGGCTAAGATGCGGGAGCACCCACTTTACGGCATTTTCTAAAATAGAGGCGTCTTAACTCTTTCTGATTGTCAACGCCAAAGAGTGGAAGACTTCTTGTTCAGGCGATGTCGTTAGTCCGTGACAGCAGAGCAATACCGCACTGCTTAGATCGGAGTTAAACAAATGACTGCATTCAACCCTTCGATGATTAAGCCAGCGAGCAAGTCCACCGAATTTGCGGCGGCGGTCGAGACCGAGCGCAGCGCGAAGACCATACTGCTCGAAGGCATCGCCAAGCAGATCAAGCTGTTTGATAACCCCAAGGAAGATGGTCGGCGTTGGTTCACGATGGGGCAGAAGGAAGTATGCCTTACGCTCCGGGTGAACAACAAGCCCATCAAGCTCGTCGGTGATGAGACGAAGGTGGTTGTGCCGGTTGAGCAGTTTGGCGCAGCGATGGACCACTTCAAAGCTGAGGTCGAGAAGGGCAGCTTTGGGACGCAGTTGGAAGAAGCCGATAAGGGCATGAATGTTCGGAGGGAGAAGCTGCGTACTACTCGCGCCGCCAACAAGGCCGCTCAGCCAGAAGCAGCTAAGACCAAGTAAGCTGCACAACCTACTAATCCAAGGGGGCCGCTTGTCGGTCACCTTTTTTATTGAACTGTTAATCCATGTGCGGCATGTGGGCTGCATGAAGAAGGAGGCGCAAGTGAACTATCTCGACCTTATCGACAACAGCTTGGAAGCGGATTTCAATAAGCCCGTCTATGATCCGGCCAAGGGTCGCAATCGGGCGATTGGCGTTATCGACAAAGCAGCTAAGCAACATGGGGAAGGGAAGACGCCTGCCATTCGTGCATGGAAGCTCGGCAATAACAACGCTATCAGCTTCACGCTAGCGCTGGACGGCCAAGCCATAAGCATCAACAAGCGGGAAACAAACTTTATCCCTGCTGAGCGTTTTCAGGACTTCCTCAAGAGTCTTAAAGCCGAGGTTGCAGCCGGTAAGCTGGACAAGGAAATTGAGGCTGTGCTGAGCAGTTCCGCAAAGAGCGGTAATGCTGCTAAGCCATCGTCGGGGAAGGCGAAAGACAAGTTCCCCGTTGAGCAGTGTTCCTATTATAGCACGCTCGACAATGGTGCGCGGAAGTCTGTCGGCAGCTTGTGGAACAAGGGTAAAAATCCCGATCACTCGTTGCGCGCAGAGGTCGGGGATAAGCCGAATGCGCCTTATGCTGGCTCGGCCAAGCCCAAGAAAAAGTGAGACGGAAAAGCCCTCTGCTTTAAGCGGAGGGCTTCCCATTGATCGAATTAAGGAGCGGAGGGGATCAAACCTCCACTCATATTTATATCAGGCGACTATCCGACCCTTTTGTCTGGCTTCGTCTGCATATTGTCCTAGCGTCTTTCCCGGCCGAAAGAACAAGTCCTGTTCCACATACAGACCGCCGATCCTGACGCTGAATATCTCTGGCAGGCTGATATAGCCCATTTCCGGCGCTGCAAAGCCTAGATCGGCCAGCCCGAACGCTAACCCATCGTCGTTACATTCCGTGATAAGCCATGTCATTGCACCGGCTGGCGCAAACAGCTTCACGACCGGCTTGTAATCTTGTTCGTTGCGCGTTCCCTTGAGCGGCTGCTGTTCTTCCCAATTTATGATTAGCTGCTGTAGATCAGTGGGGCGGATATGCGTTGTCCAGTCCATGTGCCATTCTCCTTTTCTAGCGGCACAAGAGCATCAAGAGCCTTCTGGATATAAGAGCAAGAAAAGAGTGGTCCTTTTTGTGGCCTTTTTCTGGTTCGGTAGGCAAGAAACTGGATGACTTCTAGATCAGGCGATGTCTTTTAGTTCTGGCACAACGCAAGGAGTGCAGAACATGGCAACGCAGATCGAGAAGTTGGACATTCGGGCTTACCGGGTAACTGGTAAGGCGACGTATATTGTTCGCCCTATGAAATCTGGTCGGTATCGCTGGGGCATGTTCTACGAGGGCGACGATGCTGATGACAGCTTGGTTGTCATGGAGCGAGACACGGAAAAGCAGATCGTCGCCGAAGCTGTAATGGCTGCGCTGTAAGGGAGAGGCGATATGGTCCGGACACTCGACCTTAGCGCGCTTGCAGACTTCCTCATTGAAGAAGTTGATTGTTCAGCCGACTATGAAGAAGACTGCTTTGGGCTGACATTTCGCGGGGTTCGGTTCTACGTAGAGCGTCATCGTTCGCACTTCCGTTTGGAACAGGGACAGAGGGTTTACGAACTGCCCCGCTGATCCCCTGAGAAGCCCATACAACGCGAAAGCGTCCCGACTTGTAGTTGGGGCGCTCTCTTTCTGTCTGGCGTTTGTAGGTGCTTAAATCGCTTGCCCCCCTATGCAGTTGCCTTCGCGGTCGAAGTGCCAAATAGCAATATCAGCATAAACGTAGAACGTGCCGTCAGGTAGGATGGTCACTTCCTCAATGACCCGCTTGAGTGCTGCGTTGGTTTTCGTCCTGGCATAAAGTCGAATGTCGGGGTCATCGCTGGTTAGCTCGTCCCGCAAGTTTCTGATGAATTCAGCATCATCGAACACCGAAGGTGAGGCCGAGACGATCAGCAGATGCTCGTTTGCGTTCCTGAGTTGCGATTGCAGGTGTTCAATCTCGTTTTCCAATGCAGCAACCCGGCTAACAATGGCTTTGGCTCCACCGTCTGCAAGGGCCTCAACAAGGTTATTCATCTGTAGGGTCTTGGCTGCAATGTCGCGCTCGATGGTTGCGACGTGATCACGAGCTTGCTGCTGCTCCGCGCTGTCCTGCTCATCATCGATGGTGAGGGAGAGGACGGTATCGAGGACGGCCTTTTCGACCACGCGATAATATAGCCTTTGGGCGTTATCGCATCCGTGCTTGCGACGGTATGCGTCGCATATCAGTGATTCGTGGTTGCCGGTGGTGACGCCATAAAAGCGAACCTCGCCGCCTTTCGTTACATAGCGGTGCTTGGAGTTTCCCTTGTTCTCGTAGCCTGCGACCTTCCCACATGCGCCGCAGCGAACCAAGCCTGATAGCAGGTTGTTCTTCCGCTTGCTGTCCCGACCGGCCAGCTTGGGTTTGCCGATCATCACCGATTGAGCGCGGTTATATTTTTCAAGCGTCACCGCTGCCGGATAGAAGTTTGTGGAAATCGTATCCGTGCCGTTTTTCTGGAACTCGCCTAAAACGGTGCGTCCGTTGATGAGCCGATGGACATAGGAGAACTGCCAGCCACCTTTCGGGTTTTTATATTCCTTGGTGTGCCAGACCGGCTCGTTGCGGTCGTTCAATCTTTGGACGATGGCCATGTAACCCAGCCCATCGATATACCAGTCGAATATGTCGTTGATGACCTTCGCCCGTTCCTCGTTTAGAACGTGCTTGCCGTCTTCAATTTCGATCCACGCTGGCTTGCCGCCGAAGGTGCCTTTGCCTTCCTGAATCTCCTTGTATTTCTTTTTCCAG